ACAATGTCTGCCCCCTCACGTTGAATAATCCGGAGGTGCTACTAGATGCTGATATTCAACGTGAGGGGGCAGACATTGTCAGAGCTGTCAACAAAGAAGTCGCTGAACTTCTTGGAATTAATGCTGCTGCCAGAACGACCTGTGTTAAACCCTCAGGAAATGCTTCAGTACTACTACAAACTTCTAGCGGTATTCATGCTGAGCACAGCCCTCGTTATCTTCGCCATATCCAGCTGAACAAAGAGTCAGAAGTTGCACAACTCATTGCTGAATCTAATCCCTATATGGTAGAGGAATCAGTATGGTCCAGCAACAACACAGACTACTGTGTGGCATTCCCAATTATGTCACCTGAAGGTTCACTATACCGTGAAGATCTATATGGCAAAAACCTACTTGAAAAGGTTAAGCTAGTACAAAGTAACTGGGTAGAAGCTGGTACAAATCCAGAGCTTTGTGCAAATCCAGATCTTCGTCACAATGTATCAAACACTGTAACAGTTATGCCACATATGTGGTCAGAGGTAGAGGATTATGTCTATGACAACCGCCATAGTTTCGCTGGTATTAGTTTCTTGGCTGGTTCTGGTGATAAAGATTTTGCACAGGCACCAAATACGGAAGTTAAGACGGAAGCTGAGATTGTAGATACGTATGGTAAAGCTGCATTGTTTGCATCAGGTCTTATTGTAGATACACGTAAGCAAGGGTTCCGTGACCTGTGGGAAGCAACAATGATTGCCCAAACAGATGAACAGTATCGTGGTGAAATGTCAGATATCAATAAAGAGTGGATCCGTCGTTTCAATAAGTTTGCTGAAAACTATTTCATGGGTGATACCAAAGAAGCAGAGTACTGCCTGAAAGATGTGTTCCTACTTCATAAGTGGACAAAGATCCAGCAGAACATGCAACCTATTGATTTTGTATCTCAGTTGAATCAGAAAGAATTTACTGATATAGATACGATGGGAGCAATTGCATGTCAAGGTGGAGCATGCGAAATAACATTCTAAGGAGATTACATGGAAACTGAATATTGGACTGAATGCGAAGCATGTGAAACAGAAACACAAGTCCTCGTGGTTGACGAAGAAGAGATTCCTCAATATTGTCCAATGTGTGGGTTCTCTGTAGACTACGAAGAGTTCGATAACGACTGAATAAATAGCTCCGAAAGGGGCTATTTTTTTATGTGGCATTATAATGGAAAAGAGTATGACGAGACACCTGAAGAATATCAGGGTTTCGTCTATATGATAACAGAGCTGGATACTGGAAAGAAGTATATTGGCAAGAAATTCTTTTGGAAACCCAAGACCTTACCTATCACAAAGACCCGCAAGAGACGTGTTAAGACGCGCGTAGAGTCCGACTGGCGCACGTATTTTGGCTCAAGTAAGGAAGTACAAACACTTGTAGAATCTAAGGGAAATTCTAATTTTAAGAGAGAAATATTACGTCTTTGTAGAACAAAAGGTGAATGTTCTTACTATGAAGCGAAAGAACAATTCGAAAGAAATGTGCTACTCAGTGATGAATATTACAACGAATTCATTGGGTGCAAAATACATTCACGGCACCTAAAATAGTTGTGTACAATACCTGAAATAATGTGTATAATAATAAAGAGCTTTACGCCAGGGACAGTATATAGGATTTACTATGATTATTATTGACTACAATGGTATCGCGATTTCTAACATCGTTACACAGAAATTGGATATTGATGAGAATTTGATTCGCCATATGATTTTGAACTCCATACGTATGTATAGAACCAAGTTCAAAGATAAATTTGGTGAGGTCGTTATTGCAGGCGATGCAGGTAACAACTGGCGTTACAAAGCATTTCCACAATATAAGGCCGCTCGTAAGAAAGGTCGTAAAGATTCTAAGATGGATTGGAATGAGATCTTCCGTGTTATCAATATGGTATGGGAGGAACTAGGTGAGTACTTTCCATACAAGACTATTAAGATCGATGGCTGTGAGGCTGATGATGTAATCGCTGCATTAGTAGAGGATACACAAGAGTTTGGCAATCATGATGATGTTATGATTGTTTCTGCTGATAAAGATTTTGCACAATTGCAAAAATATAACAATGTGTCACAGTTTTCTCCGATGACAAAGAAATATATAAAGGTAGAGCATCCAAGAAAACAGTTGCTTGAGTTGATACTAAAAGGTGATACATCAGATGGTGTACCAAACGTTCTATCAGGAGATAATGTGTTCGTAGACGGTGAGCGGCAGACCCCATTACGTCGACCTGTAATGGAAGCACTTATGGAAGATCCTACCTCTCAAGGACAGGATGTTCTTCGTAACATTCAGCGTAACAGAAAGTTAATCGATCTCGAGTCGACACCTGCTGACCTAAAACAAGAAATTATAAATACGTTTAACAGCCAAGATAAGAAAGAAAATTCTAAGAAGGTTTTCCAGTATCTTGTCGATAAGCGCTGTCGTAGATTATTAGAAGATGTTAAGGAATTCATTTGATATGGTAAATAAAGTTACATGGCGTGTACATGAAATTATAGAAAAGACCTCTGCTGCAAAGACAAAGGCAGAGAGGATTAAGATCCTGCAAGAGCATCAAAATAACTGGGCACTCAAGGATGTGCTACGGGGAACATTCGATGACAGTGTTCAATGGCTATTGCCTGAAGGTAAACCACCATATGAGCCAGCAGACGAATCTAGTGTCCCATCAAATCTTGTAAAGCATAATAAGAAGTTTGCCAATTGGGTAAAGGGTGGTCCTGGTGAAAGGATGCCTGCATTCAAGAGGGAAAAGATCTTTATCGATACTTTGGAAATTATTCATCCAAAGGATGCTGAGTTGTTATGCAATATGATTGACAAAAAACAACCAGCGAAAGGTATTACCAAGAAACTAGTACAGGAGGCATTTCCAAATTTAATTCTAAAGTAACTAACTCAGGGAGAAACAATGAGTAAAATTCAGCTTGATAGATTACGTAACGATTTAACAGAATTAGAACAATATATAAACAAGGTTAAAAAGAAGGGTAATAAAGACTTAGTGTCGAAACTCAAACGTAAATACGAGTTTTTATCAACGCGTATAGCTGAAGCCTCATAGTAGGAAAATAACTGTGTCAGCTGGTTATTTTTCATGATATAATATAATCAGCTGACATAGGATTAAAGATGCCAAGTTACACAATGATTAATCTAGAGACTGGTGAGGAAGAGGATATGATCCTTTCTTTATCAGAACGAGAAGCTTTACTTGCTAAAGGTAAGTACGAGCAAAAACTTACTACCGCAAAATTTGTATCAGGTGTTGGAGATACAGCACGTAAGGCAGCCGGTTCCGGTTGGAATGACGTGTTACAGAAAGTCAAAAAAGGTTCTGCAAAAGGTAACTCAGTTAATACATAATGAAAAAAAGAATTAAATCAGTAAACAATTCGATGTCTGTGCGTTTAGATGATCTACTGCAGTTTGAAGCAATAACATTAAATCAAGAAAAGTGTTATGAGGCTTGGGACGAAGGTTATAATCTTGTACTAACAGGAACTGCAGGTACAGGCAAAACGTTTAACGCTCTCTATCTTGCATTAGAGGATGTTCTTGATAAAGAGACTGAGTATGATAGACTAGTTATTGTAAGATCTATGGTTCCAACAAGGGATATGGGATTCTTACCAGGAACAAAAGCCGAAAAAGAAGAGGCATTCACTACACCGTATAAAAACATCTGTTGTGAATTATTTGGCGACAAAGCATCTTATAACAAAATGATTGTTGGTGGCCAAATTCAGTTTGAGTCCACATCTTTTATACGTGGTACTACATTTGATAACGCTATTATTATTGTAGATGAGATGCAGAATTTGAACTTTCATGAACTCGATTCTGTTATAACACGTGTAGGCCGACATACAAAGATTATATTTTCTGGTGACTATAAACAAAGCGATTTCAAATATGATGATGAAAAACAAGGGATCATTAAGTTCTTACAGATTGTAGAGCAACTAAAGAATTTTACAGTTATAAATTTTGGTTGGGAAGATATTGTCCGATCAGACTTTGTAAGAGATTATATTATGACAAAAGAAATGTTAGGATATTAAGAGGAGAACATGGCAAAGTATTCTAGATTCGACCCCCGCAATAAAAAACGTGGTAAGCACAAGTCTCAATCTGAAAATAAAGATCTACGGATTCGAGAAGTAGAAAATGCAGATGCTAGACAAATGTTAAATGAAGTGATGTATGATGACCAATATGACTACGAAGACCTCGACAACCAGCAACTCCACGGTTGAATCAATCTACGCAGCTTTATCTCTTAGATACCAATGGGAAACGCTAGTAAGTGATTACAAACTTAATAGCCATCATGGTACTATAGATAATCTAAAGTGGTTTATATTACACGGAAAGAAAGGTAATCGCTTCCGAAAGAACTTTGACGAAGCAGAAGCGATTGCACGAAATATTATTGAGTATTACAATGAAAACATTAATTTATCAGGTGTACACAGGTAAGCGGTCGAGGTTATACGATCACTGTACTGAATCTGTAAAGGCTTATGCAGATCGAATTGGAGCTGAATATATTTGTCAGCGTCAACCAATTCTTATGATCAAGCCAGATCCATTCATGACAAACAGAAGCAAAGAGTCATATGAAAAGTATGGCGGATTCCTACCAATATATGAGAAGGAAAACGCATTTACATATCTCAAATCATATGACAAGATTGCTATTATTGACGCTGACGTTTGGGTAAGACCTGAATGTAATGAGTCTATTTTTGATGATGCTGGTGATAGTGAATTTGCTGGTGTTATTGAACGTGATATGCCTATCACAAAACAATACACAGCTAAGCTAGCTAACTATACGCGGATGCAATATAGTATGAACTCACTCAAAAACCTGTTTAATTGGAAACATCCTGCAGGTGCAGATTTCTATAACATGGGTATCATGGTAATTAATAAGAAAATCTCTAAGTATTTAAATGGAGAAACGCCTCACCAGTTCCTAAGACGTCCAAGATTTAAACCATTTGTTGATGGACAAGGTGCATGGAAATGGTCTACCGATCAAACACTCTTAAATGTATGGGTAAAAGAAGAGAATATGAAAGTAACTAATCTCCATTGGAAATGGAATGGATTGTATACTGCTAATACAAAGATCAAGGAATGTAATTTTGTTCATTTCTTTTTGAAAGATAAACTGCCTAATAGAGGCGAAAACATAGAAGAGTTAATGAACCATGTTTCTTAAAAAAGTCTTTATACATATTCCAAAGAATGCAGGAATGACTATTCGTCGTAGTCCACAGTTGGCAGATAAGATTATTCCTGCTGGACCTCATGTACATAAGTCCAAAGAGTATACTCAAGCAGTTAAAAATCATATGGATAATATTGGAGATCATCATGGATTTGAACATGCAAGATGGCGTGATTGTAATAGGAGTATTGTAGATGGACATGGATCATTTGCTGTTATACGCAATCCTTGGGATAGGGTTGTATCTCGCTATTTCTTTGCCAAAAAAGTAATTGAAGTAGAAAAGAAAGAACCTGTTGGTAAGCATAAGATTGACTCATTTGAACATTTTTTAGAAGAAAGATTCGAATGGGGTAATATGGATTATATGTGGCATCGTGCTATTCGTGGTTGGTATCCTCAAAAGGATTATGTGACAGATGATAAAGGTAATCTTAAGTGTGACATTATTCGTTTTAATAATCTAAACCAAGACTTATGTGCTTATTTTAAAATGACAGAGATGAGTAGAGCACGTAATGTCACAGCCTTAAATACAGGTACATATAAAGACTTATACACTCCAGAGACAATTCAAATCATTGCTGATTGGTACAAAGATGATATTGATTTTTGGGGATTTGATTTTGATACAGGCCCAACCAAAAACTTTTGGGCAGCAACAAGCGATTGGAGAACTACGCTATGATGGGTAATCCTAACAATTCAGATTCAGCTAGCATTATGAAGATGATTCCTGAAGGATCCGTTGGAGCTGAGATTGGCGTATGGATGGGAAGTTCATCACGTAAATTCTTAAAGCGAAGACTAAAGAAATTTTACATGGTGGATCCATGGGCCGTAGAGGGTTATAAGCCAGCTATGGATGCAAATGATGAAACATTTAACTATCAATTATATTTGAATAAGTATAGTAAACTGGTTGGATCTAATAAACCAGAAGACTTTCAAAAGTTTTATGATAAGACATATGCAAAGGTATGGGATGAGTTTAGATCATATCCTGAAGCTGTTATTTGCAGAGAAAACTCGACAGACTGGTTTAATAATTATGATGACGAAAAGTTAGATTGGATCTATATCGATGGAGACCACTCTTACACTGGTGTTATTAATGAT